ACTATGCCTGCAAGATCAGATGTATATGGATCAAATATGTTTTATGCAAACAAAGGTGGACTAGCTGAAGTTGTAAAAAAATTTAATACAGGTGGTGTAAGTTATTTACCATCTAAATCAGATCATGATGAGAACGATGCAAACAATTATGTAAGAGCAACAGGATATGTTGAAGATGGAGCAGGTAACGGTGATAAAGATGAAGACACAATGCTTGCACAATTAGCTGACGGTGAGTTTGTATCAAGAGCAGATGCAGTATTAGGTGCAGGTATCTTATCTGGCGCAGATCCTAAAAGTTTTAAAAGTATGAGAAAAGCAGGAGCTGATTTCTTTTACGATCAACAGAAAAAATTTAAAAGGATTTACGATATAGTCAATGCAAGCAAACAAAACTAAAATTAAAAAACAAGTAGATGTACTTGAGATATTTCCATCAATGGTGGATGAGTACTGGTCATTAGTAGAGTTTATGTTGAGAGAAGGTCTTAAATATGATGGAGACCCTATGACTATTGAAGATTTAAAAGGATATATCAAAAATAATAAGATGGGTCTATTCATGATGTTTGGATCAGACGATGGTATCCAATATAAAGTATTTGGTGTATGTGTAGTAAGAATTACAGTTTTACCTAATTTTTCTCAATGTGAAGTTATCCTTTTAAAAGGAGAGAAGAGAGAATTGTGGCAAGACCAACTTGCTGATACAATAGAGAACATTGCAAAATCAGAAGGTTGTAAAAGAATCGCTGTGCATGCAAGACCAGGTTGGATGCCTTTTTTAAAAACAAAAGGTTGGGGTGTTAAAAGATATTTATATACTAAGGAGTTAAACTAATGAGTTTTATTTTTGGAGGTGGAGATTCTGGAGGTGGAGGTGGATCCTCTACTGGAACACAAACAAGTATAGCAAGAGAAGCACCAGGAGTTGAGGCTCGAAAGCTATCGTTATATGATCAAGCAGCTAAGTTAGCTGCAACCCCAGTATCATTACCTGGTATTCAAGTTGCACCTATTACAGGAATAGAACAAGCTGCAATACAACAAGCAGGACAAACTGGTGTTGGTGCAGGAACTGTAGGTGCTGGAGTAGGAGCATTACAAGCAGGATTACAGGCTCCAAACATTCAACAATTTTTTAATCCATATCAATCATATGTAACTGACGAAATTGCTAGAAGAGGACAAATGCAAATGAATCAGTTAGCAGCTAGTGCTGTAGGCGCTGGCGCATTTGGTGGTGGAAGAGAAGGCGTTCAAAGAGCAGAACTTCAAAGAGGAATTTTATCTCAAATAGGACAAGCGCAAGCAGCAGGTTTTGGAACCGCATTACAAGCAGCTCAACAACAAAGAGCTCAACAACTTGCAAGTGGACAAGCACTAGGACAACTAGGAGCACAACAACAAGCAATGAGTCTTGCAGATATTCAAGCACAAATGCAAGCAGGCGCATTGCAAAGAGGTATTGGCCAACAAGCGTTAGAAGCTCAAAGACAAACTGCATTACAAAGAGCATACGAGCCATACCAAAGAATTGAATTCTTAAAAGGTATTATGACTAACTTACCTACAACACAAAGTACATTAACAGCAACCACGGCTCCCGGATCAAATCCATTAGCGCAAGCTGCAGGAACTGCCTTAGGTGGTTATGCTGCTTACAACATGATGCAACCGAGGTAGCTATGGATGAAGTATTAACAAGAAAATTATTTAGAGACAGATATTTTCAATCTTTAAAACCTAAAGTAAAACATTTTCAAAAAGGTGGTTTAAGTTCATTAACTCCTAAAGAAAAAGCTATCTATGCATCCACATTAGCTGCACCTTTATTACAAGCAAAAGGCAGAGGAATTGGTCCCGCATTATCTGCATTAGGTGAAGGTATTGGTAAATTACCTTCAACAATATTAGCTGTTGAAAAACAAAAAGGTGAAGCAGGAGATGGGGTTAGAACTTTATCGGACCAGGAAGTAAAAGCTTATAATTTACCTCCAGGAACTATTGCTCAAATGTCTGCTGACGGAAAAATTTCTATAGTATCAAAACCGTCTGCTGAACAAATTAAACAGATACAAGGTGGTAAAAGAGTAAGAAGTATTTTATCTAGAATTCAAGATGATTACTATAGATTGAATAAACCAGTGGGTTTTGCAGATCCAAGTAGAATAGCGGCAACTTTAGGGAGAGCGGCAGGTACTCAATACTCAAAAGATTATGCTGCTATGAAGGGAAGAATACAACAAGCAACTTCATTTATTACACAGGCTATTTCTGGTGCAGCAGTATCAGAACAAGAAGCAAAAAGAATTACAAAACTAATTCCTCAGTTAGGAGACAGTGAAGCAACTTTTGAAGGTAAGATGAAAGCACTTGATAGTTATTTTGCAGATGCTATTGCAATTGCAGAAGATAACAATGCAGACTTTGAGACCGCTCTAGAAATAATGGAAACTTCTGGAAAAGGTGCACAAAATTATTTAGATCTTACAGATGAAGTAAGTTTTAGAAAAGAAGGCGATGTAATAGATGTTAGTGGTAACTAAGGAGTATTATGGCAGAGATTGTAGTTAATGGACAAAAATTTAAAATAAAAGGTAATGAGCCTACACCTAAAGAACAATTAGCTATTGATACTTATATTGGAGCTAAACAATTAAAACAAGGTAACAAAGACGGTTTATCTTTTGATGAAGAATTAGAGTTTCAATTAACACCTGATGAAATTTTATCTGATGCACAAAAAGGTAAATACAATAAAGATACAGAAAGTTTTTTAAAAAGCCCTAGCTTTAAAAGAATTGTAGCTGAGGTTGGTTTATCAATTGCCGGTGGTTTAGCCGGTGCAGCCATGGCCCCTTTTTCTGGAGGAAGCTCCTTAGCATTAACTGCAACAATGGCAGCAAGAGTTGCTAGACTTGCAAGACCTTTACTTAATATATCATCTAAGACTGTTGGTAAAATTGGAAGAGCTACAGCAGGTGCAGCAGCTGGGGGTGGTGTTGGTGCAGCTATATCACAAACATTTGACCCAAGAGAAAGTATTGTAAGAGAAGTTGCAAGAGGTGCATTTCAAGGGGGATTTGGTGAAGTACTTGGTTATGGTTTAGCAGGAGGCTTAGCTAAAGTTTATAACAAAGTTACAACAAAAGGTTTGCATACAATATCAGGAGCTAAAGAAGCATCTAAAGTTATTGAAAGAGATAAAGAGTTTTTTAAATATTTAAAAGAAGCTGACGAAGGAAAAGAAGTACCTAAGAAAGTATTTGAAAAAGGTTTTAAAACTGAAAGTGATCTACCTTTAACAGGCGAACAATTACAAATTTTAAAAGATCCAAAATTAAGAAAAGAAATAATTGAAAATATAAAAACAAAAAGAGGCACTGAGTTTTTTGCAGATATAGAAAAAGCAAATATTACTCCAGGGGTAATGACTCAAAACTCTACTATTGATCTTATGGAAGGTATTGCCGCTTCCGCAATCATGGGGTCAGGATCTATTAGAGCAGCTCAGGAGATGGGTAAACAATCTGTAATGGAAGGTATTGATGCATTTACAGATGTAGCATTAAGAGGATTAGGTGATGTAGATGATACTGGTTATGCTGTAGGAGTTTTATTAAATGAATCTGCAAACGCTAATAAACAATTATTTATGGGAACTAAAGCTAAACTTTGGGATGACTTAGGAGCTAAAGTAGATCAGTTAATTAAAAGAGCAGATGGAACATATGATCCTAATTACGATATTATATTAGGTGGACCAAACGCAGCTCCAAAGATTCAAGCATATGATGCTCGTTTTCAAAAAGTTTTACCTGCAAGTAATATTGAAGATTACGCATTAAAAACATTAGAAGATTTAAAAAACGCAAAAATAGATGATCCTGATATTACTAAAATGTTAGGACAAGTTTTAGCTTTAGGAAATAGAACTAATTACAATGCATTAAGAAGACAATATAGTTTTTTAGGTTCACAAAAATTTACTGGTGAAGCCCAATCAGTACAAGCAGAATTATTAAAAAGAATGGAATCATTATTATCAGATGCACCATTACCACCTGCATTAATGAAAGAAGCTAAAGCAGTTAAAGAGTTTACTAGAATGGGAACTAGATCATTTAATAATACATTAATGAATAAAATACTTACAACTGATAGAGGACAAGAAGCTTTATACAAACAAATAGTAGCAGCTAACAAACCTGACTATACAAAATACTTCATGGACTTAATTGATAGAAAAGTAAAATTACCAAACGGTACAATGTATCCTTTATTTAGAAATGCAGATGAAGTTAAAGAAGGATTAAGAGGACAATTTTTGAAAAACTTTTTTAATGCATCACAAAAAGAAGTTGGACAATATAATGTGTTAGATGCTGCTCAAGCTGCTAAGTTTTTAAGACAACATAAACATATATTAGATGATCCTAATTTTTTAACAGCATCACAAAAGAAAAATTTAGACGACTATGCTAAAGCTTTAAAATTTACTACTGGTAAAGTAACTGCACCAGGAGCTGCTGGTGAAGGTACTGGTAAAATATTTATTCAATTAAAACAAGCAGGAGCTGTAACACAGATCGGGGGTATATTGCTTGGTGGTGGTGGCTACATTGATCCAGGCTCAGCTGCTTTCTTTGTACTAGCACCTTATGGAGTTGCTAAAGCTTTTTCTAATCCTAAGATTACAAAACTACTTATTGAAGGTTTAGGTGGTAAAGGTAAAACAATTGATAGCTTTGCAAAGTACAATAGATTTATGACTCAATTATCTTCAGGATTAGTTGGCCAAGGTTTTGTTGGTGCTGAAGATGCGAAAGCAGTACTAGATGATATTCAAGCAAACAAAGATAAATATGATAAGTTTTTTGAAACAGGTGTATTTGATGGTCCAATGTTTAGAGATAGTAGACCAGAAGAAGCGCCTGCATTAGAGACAGAAGAAGAGATACGTAGAAAACAACAAGCTCAAAGAAGACCAGAGATGCCTTTACCAGAGGTTACACCAACAAATTTACCTATAACTGGAACAGGTGAACAAACACCACAAGACAGAGCTCAGTTAGCTCAAGCTTTAAATTTATTTGGATAAGTTATGGTTGAAGAAAATAAAGATATATTAGCCCATCAAAGAATAGATGATCATGAGAAGTTATGTAGAATTATGCAAGAAGAAACAAATAAAAAAATAGATGCTATCCATAATGATGTACATAGACTAGAAAAAATTATGTTAGCATCAACTGGATTTATACTCACAACCTTAATCGGAATAATAGTTGCACTTGTTATCAAATTAAATTAAAAGACCTTGTGCGTCTTATAAAACAAGAAAATAAATTTATTATCACTGATCTCAAACGAGAGAATAAGTACGACTATCAGAAATATACACGACAAGAGGAACACGGCTCACGGACCTATAATGTAGGTGAAAAGAAAATACCATCAGTTACTACTATACTATCGGCTACACAATCTGAAGAAAAGAAAGCCTCACTCGATAGATGGAGAGAACGAGTTGGTTACCAGGAAGCACAACGTATTACACAACAAGCAGCTACACGTGGAACTGAAATGCATTATGTATTAGAGAATTACATAGATGGTAAAGGATATTTGAATCTATCTCCAGAGGGTGCACAAGCACGGCTCATGGCTCATGAGATTGTACAAAATTTAGAAAAACTAAAAGTAGTGTGGGGTAATGAAGTTAGTCTTGCTTATGAAGATTTATGGGCAGGTGCAACAGACGTTGTAGGCTTATACGATGAACAACCAACTATAATAGACTTTAAACAATCGAATAAACCTAAAAGAGAAGAATACGTTGAAGATTACTATTATCAAATTGCAGCTTACTCACTAGCACATAAAAAACAATATGGACCCATTACTCAAGGACTAATTTGTGTTTGTACGAAAGATAAATTGTATCAAGAATTTAAAATGAATGAATCTAAATTAAATGAGTATGAAGAAAAATGGTTAGAGAGAGTTCACAACTACCACAAATCTAAAGCCACTTCTGAACCTGTTCCCCAAGAGTCTTAGCAGATAATTCAATTTTATTTTCTAAATTGTGTAATACCATTTCATCAACAGTATCTTTTGCAATTAAATCTACATATGTGACCTGAGAAGTTTGACCATGTCTATGAGCACGATCTTCGCTTTGCTGACGGACTTCCAGATTGTAAGAATTACTAAAATATATAACATACTTAGCAGCAGTAAGGGTAAGACCATAACCGCCAACAGTAGGGTTACCAACAAGGAAACGACATCGGTCATTAGACTGAAAATTTTCAACAGCATCGTTACGTACTTCAACTGAATCTTTTCCGTATATCGAAACCACTGAATCTTCTCCATAAGTCTCCTTCAATTTGGCTTTTATCATTTCTATATTATAAACATAGTTAGCCCATATGATACACTTGTCTTGAGTCTCCTCCAATACACTCATTAATTCTTTTAGCTTTGCATTGCTTTTAAATTCAACTATATCCCCTTCATTAGTTTTAACAAAACCATTAGCCACTTGTTGTAGTTTAAGTAGTTCTGTTAGTTTGTTGTTGTAGGATACTTCATCATCTTTAAGTATTATTAATGCATTTTGTTTAAGTCGTTCATAAGCTTGTCTTTGTTCATCCGGTAGTTCCACATGTCTTTGAACATACATTTTAGGTGGGATGTCTAAACAATCTTTTTTTCTAACTCTATAAGAAAAGTTTTTTATTTTATATTCTAACTCTTCTAGGTTCACATAATACTTTGGTATTTGAATACTATAACCACCGCGTTCTATATTATACATAACTGCATACCTTGCTTTAAATACAGTAAAGGTATCATAGCCTAATAATTGTTTATCTAAAAATGCGCATTGAGAAAATAAATCTAAAGGTGATTTTGTTACTGGTGATCCAGTAAGAATTCTTTTATATCTAGCAAGCTGTCCTAATTTAATTATAGACTTAGTTCTAGATGCTTTAAGATTTTTTATAGATGTACTTTCATCAAGTATAATCATACTTCTCATACCAGTTTTAATTAATTTACTTTCTAACCATTTTTTACCTGATGTATGAGATAGTGCTTCAACATTCATTAATATAAATGTTAATTTACTTGGATCAATTTTAAAATCTTTGTCTTTAGAAACTTTCCAAATATACATATTCACTTCTTCTGGACAATGAGTTTTAATTTCTTTTTTCCAATTTTGATAAACTGAATTAGGTGCAATGACATATGCAAAATCTATTTTTTTATCCTGGAATAAATAAGCTGCATTATCAATTGCAACTTTAGTTTTACCTGTACCCATCTCCATAAAGTAAGCAAAATTATAGTCTTTGGCCCCTTGAATTAAGGCTTGCTTTTGATGTTCGAACGGTTTTGTTTTATAATTATACATGCAAATTTTTTAAATTATTTGTTTGCATTAATCAAATAAATAATATATTGATTTGCGCCAAGGAGGTTCTTATGGACTTAGAAGCAGAATCAACCGTGTCGGTTGATACTGGCATGTCTTCGGACATTGCCGATTCTTGCAATAAGTTATTGGAAACTCAGAAACAGATAAATACGGTTGAAGAACAACTAAAGAAGTTGAAGGAAACTGAGACTACTCTTTCTGAGCAAACAATTCCAAACTTAATGCAACAAGCAGGTGTATCATTGCTTAAATTAACAGACGGGTCGTCTGTTGAAGTTAAGCCGTTCTATTCAGCTAGAATACCTGCGTCTAAAACTGAAGAGGCTTTTAGTTGGCTTCGAGAAAACGGTCATGGTGACTTGATTAAAAACCAAGTGACTATGGAGTTTGGTATGAAGCAAGACAATGAAGCTAAATCAATTGTAGAAGAGCTGAAGCAAAAAGGACTACCAGTTCAGCAAAAACAAACTGTACACCCTAGTTCACTTAGAGGATTTGTTAGAGAACAAATTCAAGATCTAGGTAAGGATGTACCTGCTGAATTGTTTGGTACTTATGTTGCTAATAAAACTAAAATAACAACCAAGGAACAACGATCATGATAATAAAAGAAAAAGCGATCACGACTAAAAAAGACAACCTGCCAACTAATTTTAATTTGGAAGATATGGCAGGACAAGGTCAGGAGTTTGTAACAGCTCGGGACCAAAAACTTCCAATGTTAAAAATACTATATGCTAACTCACCAGTCTTAGATGAGACTGATGGAAAGTATGTTGAAACTGCAAAGCAAGGAGACATATGGAGTGAAACATCTGGTACTGTGTGGAAAGGTAGAGAAGGTCTAATTGTAGTACCATGTCTTTACATAAACACATTTAATGAATGGAAGGATAAAGGTGAAGGTTTAGGAAGACCTGTAAACATTCACACTGATCCGTCTATCATGGCTCAGACTTCAAGAGAAGCTGACGGTAAAGATAGATTGCCAAATGGTAACTATGTAGAGGATACTGGAAATCACTTTGTTTATATTTTGGATAAAGATTATAATCCAATTGAACAAGCAATGATTCCATTAAAGTCTACACAGAAAAAGAAATCTAAGACTTGGAATTCTATGATTATGAGTAGAAGGGCCCAAGGTAAAAAAGGTTTCTTCAATCCACCATCATGGGCAACTACTTATAAGTTATCTACAACCAAAGAATCTAATTCTAAAAATTCTTGGTATGGTTGGGTAATTGAATTTGATAAGTTCTTAAATGCAGAAGAGCATTTGAAAACATTAGAGGCAACACAAGCCTTTTATCAAAGCGCCATGAAGAGTGATATTTTTGGTAAGGTTGATTTCTCAAATGAGAATCAAGCTTCAGGAAATAACACTGTATCAAAAGAATCTGTTCCATTTTAATTTATGGAAAGGGAGCTCTTAAAAATATTTGAGGGTAATTCTGAACTGTTCATCACTACTTCTCTTACGGGGGAAGTAGATGAACGGGGCAAGAAGGTTAGTGATACATTCACGAAACACGAACCTGTTACTCTTGAATTATGGACAGATCATATAAACGGTAAACAAAGAATAGGGATTATGCCTGAGAAAGGCGACCTATGTAAATGGGGATGTATAGATATAGATCCTCAGAGTTATAAAGATTATTCACAAAAGAAAGTTATAGATATTGTTAGAGACAATCAATTACCATTAGTACCAGTTAGATCAAAGTCTGGTGGCCTACATTTATTTTTATTTTTAGATGGATGGTATTCAGTTAAAGATGTTCTTAAAAAATTAAATGAGTGGAATAAAAATTTCTTTCAAGCATTAGAAGTGTTTCCTATGAATAAGTGTATGAATATGCCTTACTTCAATATGAATGCTACTACAGAGTTTGCTTATGATGAAAATAATACACCAGTTATGATAGGAACTTTTTTAGAATTAGCTAAAAAGAAAACAATATCTTTAGAACAATTAAATAGTTTAAAAGTAAAAGAATACGAACCAGAAGAGGATTGGAAACATTATCCGCCATGTATTCAAAAAATGATTATGGATAAGTGGTCTGGTAATCACAGAAATGATTTACTCTACAATGTTGGTGTGCTTGAAATGAAAAAAGCAGACGGCAATATTAGTAAAGAAGAGATGTCACGAATACTTCAAAAAAGAAACCAGGAGATATTTGTTACACCTATGGATCCAAAAGAAGTGGAAAGTTCTGTTGCAAAATCTGTTATTAAAAAAGACTATAGTTACAAGTGTCCACCAAAACTTGGGGCTATCACACCTATATGTAATAAAGATTTATGTAAGTTTAGAAAGTTAGGTATCGGATCACAAGTACCAGATTTAATAGATGACTTTGAAGATATAGAATTTACTAGAAGTCCAACATCAATTGAATATGCATTTACATTTCAAGGAGAGAAAATAGTAATCAATCCAGAAGACATGAAGGATGAAAAATCTTTTAGAGTTAAATTACTTAAGTATGGAATATATTGGGTTACATTACCTAGACCAAGAAGTGGTCCTTCTCCATTTGAAATGCTTATGGCTGCACTAGTTAAGAAAGCAGTTGAGAACGATAAGATGAAGTTTGAAGATTCAGTTGAAGAACAAAAATATACTTTTCTTAAAAAATTCTTTGAGAGTCATATTGAGGAAGATGACTTTGATAAATTAAAAGATAAGTATGTTGTTCTAGACTCTGAAACTAACATTTGTTATTTTAAAAAGATTACCTTTGAAGATTTCTTAGGAAAGAATAAAGTATTTAGAAGTTCAGCTGAAGCTTTAAATATGTTGGGATGTGAACGATTAGATTATCATCAAGGTGTTAAAAATGTTTGGTTTGTAAAGATGCCTAAGTTTGTGGATTACAAAAACATAAGTAACGCTGCTAAAGGTAATGATAAAACAGTATCGGAAATGGATGATGACTTCCACACAGGAAAATTTAGAACTTAAAATACTTAAAGACTTATACAGGAAGACCATAAAGATATTTGGTCCACCAGGTACAGGTAAGACATATACTTTAATTGAAAGAGTTTTAAAAAGTCATTTAAGAAGAGGAGTACAACCATCTGATATAGCTTACTTATCTTTTACAAACAAAGCAGTGAACACTGCAGTAAGAAGAGCTATGGATTCTTTTCCTAATTATACATCAGAAGATTTTTTAAGATTCAAAACTCTACACACATATTGTAGAAGATACTTTCAAGAAGAGGTATTTGATCCTAAACATTGTGCTATTGATTTTGCATTACAAACTAAAATAATAAAAACCTCTGATACTAGATTAGCTGATGATGCATTTACATTTAAAGATTGGTCGTTAGGTATTTACAGTAAAGCAAGAAATTTATTAATTACTCCAGAGGAAGCATACAAAAGAGAGTCTTATAAAAAAGATTCATTAACTGTTTTTCATAGAAAGATATCAACATATGAACATTACAAACAAGGTGGGGGAGAAAGATCATTCATCGACTTCGATGATATGATTGAGAGAACAATTAAAGAAGTAGACTTTCCATCGCTTAAAGTTTTAATATTAGATGAGGCACAAGATTGTACACCACTTCAATGGTCAGTTATTTATAAGATGGCTATGAAAGCTAAAAAAATATATTTAGCAGGTGATGATGACCAAGGTATATATAAATGGAATGGTGCAGATCCAAAGTATTTTACAAAGTTTTTTCCAGGCCGAAAAGTAAAACTAAGAAAGACTCAAAGATTTGGAGAGGCTATTTATAAATTTTCACAAGTTATTAGAAGAGGTATTAAAGATAGTGAAGAGAAAGAATACTTACCTGGAGATAGTAAAGGTTATGTAAAAAGTTACTTATCATTTAAAGAAATACCTTTTAATAAATTAAAAGAAGATTGGTATATCTTAGGCAGGATAAATGAAACAGTTAACGAACTTAGAATGTTAGCTAAAGATGCAGGTTTATATTTTAAAGATAATAAAGATACAAAATGTTTTGATGTAAAACAATGGGAAGCAATTAAAGCCTGGACTGCTATTACTAAAGATAAAAAGATAGACAAGAAACAAGCAAGGAATATGTATAAGTTTATTAGAGAACTTTCAGATCCCGAATATAGATTAGATAGGTTTTGGAGAAATGAACCAGACTTAAGAGAATATAACTTTCAAGATTTAAAAGAGTGGTGTGGTTTAGAATTAAAAGAAGAGGACTCAAAAAAACCTTGGTACTGGATACTTAGAAGAAATTTTAAACCAAGACAGGTAAGACAATTTATTAGATTACTTAGAACTTATGGACAAAAAGAATTAGATAAAGATCCACTAATTACTATAGATACAATACACAGTGTTAAAGGTGGAGAAGCAAATCATGTAGTGCTTTATAGTAAAGGTAACTATCCATCGGACTACGATAATAAAAACAAACAAGAAAAAAGTGATGAACGTAAAGTTTGGTACACTGGTGCAACTAGAGCAAGAAAAACTTTACATTTATTGCGAACTGACTATAAGTATAACTATCCAATTGGATCAGATTATTTAATTTATGTACAGGAGAAAAATGACAAATAGTGGTTTATTAGAAGAAGCATTTCCACAATCAAAACAGATTGGCGGGAATCACTACAAAGATTTTCACATTCAACCTTATGAATTTATTTCAAAAAACAATCTCTCATTCTTCCAGGGCAACGTTGTAAAATATGTTTGTAGATATTTAGGTAAAAATGGAATTGAAGATTTAGAAAAAATAAAACATTATTGTGATTTAGAAATTAAAAAACTAAAGGATACTGATGCCAAGTTCAAGAACAATAAAAAAACAAATAAAGGTTGATGGAGTAGGATTTACTCTTGAGATATATCCTGCAAGAGAAGGATGTTCTGGTACTGAGGGTCCTTACTGGGAAATATTTCCAGAAGATTATCATGCAGCATTATTTGCATTTAGTAATAAAGATAAGTTAAATAAGTTAATCGAACAAAAATTTATTAATGATAAAGTGCAAGGACTGCAATAAGAAAGCAGATATTATTGAGGATAAAAAATATTATTGTGCAGATTGTTATATAAAATTAAAAAACATACCAACGAAAGAAGAAACATATGAACGGACTACAACTAACACTAACATTTAAAAAATCATTATGGAATACTCCGAGTGAGTATAAAGATTTATCTAACGCAAAAGAAATAGCTATCGACTTAGAGACAAGAGATGATGGTATTAATAATAAACTTGGAGCTGGCTGGGCTTTAGGTAAAGGTGAAATTGTAGGGTTTGCAGTAGCAGTAGATGGTTGGAAAGGTTACTTTCCATTTAATCATTTAGGTGGAGGTAATATGATACCTCAACAGGTTAAACAATATATGAAAGATGTATGTGCACTTCCATGTAAAAAAATATTTCATAATGCTCAATACGATGTCGGTTGGTTACAAGCATCTGGGATAGAAGTTAAAGGTGAGATCATAGATACAATGATAGCAGCTGCACTTATAGATGAGAATAGATTTTCATATGCATTGAATTCATTATCCGTTGATTACCTTGGAGAGATAAAAGCAGAGACAGAATTAAGAGAAGCTGCAGCAGCTCATGGTATAGATCCTAAAGCAGAGATGTGGAAGTTACCTGCAGAACATGTCGGATATTACGCAGAGCAAGATGCAGAACTAACTTTAAAATTATGGAAAAGATTTGAACAAGAAATTAAAACTCAGAGTCTAACTACTGTATGGGAAATGGAGATGCAATTGCTTCCAATCCTAATAAAGATGCGTCAACGAGGAGTGAGAGTCCAAGTGGAAAAAGCTGAAGCATTACGAAAAGAAATGATGCACCAAGAAAAAGAAATATTACGGGATATACAGAAAGAAACAGGAGTAGAAATAGATATCTGGGCACCCCGCCAGATTGCCAAAGCTTTTGACAAACTGAAGTTAGACTACCCACGAACCGAAAAAACAAAGGAACCATCGTTTACACAAAATTGGTTGATTAATAATAAAAACAAAATAGCACAATTAATTGTGAGTGCAAGAGAGATCAATAAATTTCATGGAACTTTTTTATCTTCGATCATGAAGTACCAGGTCAACGGCCGTATTCATGGTGAGATCCAACAACTTAGATCAGATACTGGAGGTACGGTATCAGGCAGACTCAGTATGTCTAATCCTAACTTACAGCAAATACCTGCTAGAAATAAAGAGTTTGGCCCCAAGATAAGAGGATTATTTATACCAGAGGAAGGCTACCAATGGGGTAGCTTTGATTACTCGCAACAAGAACCACGGATGACAGTCCATTATGCATCATCTTTAAACTATGAAGGCTCCGAAGAATTGATGGAAGCTTATAAAAATTCTAGCGCAGACTTTCACCAAACAGTAGCAGACCTGGTAGGTATTGAGAGAAATCAAGCTAAAACAATTGGACTAGGCCTTATGTATGGAATGGGTAAGAATAAGTTAGCTAATTCTTTAGGAGTAAGTAAAGAAGAGGCCGATGAATTGATTGTAAAATATAATAGGAAGGTACCTTTTGTAAAACAACTATCTGATAGATGTATGCTTAAAGCTGCTAATGAGGGTGTGATTAGAACTAAGAAGGGTAGAAAATGTAGATTTGATATGTGGGAAACAAAAGACTTTGGCCTACATGTTGCAGAGAAATATGAGAATGCTGTTGCAAAGTATGGTGCTAATAATATTAAAAGAGCCTATACCTATAAAGCATTGAATAGATTAATTCAAGGATCCTCAGCTGATCAAACTAAACAAGCTATGTTAGATTGTGTAAATGCAGGTCACTTACCTATGTTACAGATCCATGATGAATTGTGTTTTAATGTAAAAGATGAAGCTCATGCTAAAGAGATAAAAGAGATTATGGAAAATACTATTAAGTTTGAAGTACCTTCTGTTGTTGAGTATGGACTTGGAAAGAGTTGGGGTGATGCTAAATAAAAGAAACACGGCTCACGGAAACCAGGATATGATTGCTTATGCAGCAGGATTATTTGATGGTGAAGGTAATATTAATTATGCACAATACAAATGTAATAAACCAAACGGTAAAATTTATTTAAAATGGAATGTGGCTATGGAAGTAGCTATGTCTGATTTAGATTGTATTAAAAATTTTTATGATATTGTTAAGGTTGGTAGTATTCATTACAAAGGTATTGGCAAAGGTAGTTTAGCTAAGATACCTCAGTGGAGATGGAGGTGCTCTCATCAAAATGCATTAAAACTTGCAAAGTTATTTATACCTTATTCAGTTACTAAAAGAGAAAAATTATTAAAGATTATAAATCATTACGAATTTGGAAAGCCGACAGAACCCCTAGGAAAAAGATAAACTTTTTAACTACAATAAAAACTTAAGCTTGTGCTTGTAAGTTTTCTTGTACATCCTGATACTTGATCGCATTTCTTTTAGATCTAATATCAGATTCTATTTGAGTCATCCCTGTATGAACACCACCATGTGTCATTAACTCAGATGACCATTTGTTTTCGAGTGCTTGTAATTCTTTAAGCAGCTCAATTTTTTTAGGACTCATTTTAGTTCCTCATAAGTTATGTGAACCCTTTTGTTCCCGGTGAAACCATCATTGATAATTTCAACGTTACCTTGGTCCACTTGTTCTGACACCTTTAATATCGCTTGCTTTGCATTATCAGCTTCGACTACTTGGTCTATACTGCTTCCTCCCATGTAAGCACGGATACGATAAGCTGTCATGAGATATTATAAGATATTTTGAAAGAATGGTCAACATTGTAGCCTTGGCTGTCAATAGCTATACAATGTACGTTATAATCGGCCATAGAGCCCCCAATTTCTTCTATTTGTCGTTTCATGGTCATTCCTATATGTTTTGCTTTAGAACGACATCCTGGGCCATCTACGAGGTCATTTACTATATATTGGGTGCACTTGATACCCATATCTGGTGTATTTAAACATACACTACCTAATAGTATAAACTTTAGAATCATTCTAAACAGTATTAATACCTTGGCACACAAATCGTGGGCCAAGATGATACTTCTCTATATCTTCTGGTGGGAAAAATTCAATAACTTTTTTTGTAGTATCTAATCCTGTAGTTATACACTCTCTCCAGGTATCAAAGGTTTTAGGGTATTGAGTATCAGGTAAACAACTACCATCAATGAAAGCGCAGACTGTATATATTAAAATAAATTTCATAATTAATTTGACATTAATTCTTATCCCATATATTTAAGATGACATGAAACAAAAAAGTAAAAGTCCAATACTCAAGTCTATCATGTCTGATATCGATCAACAATTAGCAAGCATCCCACTGTATGAAGCAGATGGAACGCCAATTGAAGATTCGATGCATTTAGATATGTACATAGATGGTGTTGCTAATATTAATTTTACGGATGAGATTAATAGAAAACATTATCCAGTAAATAAAACGTTAGCGACCATTTTAGTATTTGACGAAATTGAAACAAGAAAAAACGAACCAACCAAGGAGGACATGCATGGATAATGCAAAACCAAAAGACATAATGCAACAACTTGATGAAGGCATCACTGCATTAGGTACAGAAGTAAAAGAGCTTAGATTAGAAAATTTTAGACTTCTAACTAAACTTAACCAAGCAAATACTCAAATGATGATTATTGAGGATGCGATTAAGATGGTTAAAACTTTAAGTGAAAAAGAAATAGAAGACTGGAGAGTGAATCATTATAAAAATGATCCAATTCAAAAGCCTTTAGTATTAACTAAAGACATGGAGGTAAAAGATAATGGACATAAATAAATGGAAATCTGTAGCCATTAACATTAAAGATTACAAATTGTTAAAGGGTCTTTGTAAAAATAAATTCAGAGCACCTGGCGCAATGATATCTAAAATGCTTCAAGGTTACGTAGAACACTTAGCTAAGAAAAATAAAATTAGTGTAGAAAATTTTCGTAAACAACTTTTAAATGGAGAAAGTAATGATGACGGAAAGCGATCTAAAAAGAATTGATACTAGAGTGAAGGGTAAAGAACTCTTCACTATAGAATTAGACCATTCAAATAACACTCTGACTTTAATTGTAAATGGTGAAATGAGAAATACTATTAAAACTTTTAAAGCAGAGCCGTTGTTTGATCGTATGTTAAGAATAGCTAAGACTAAATTTTTAGCCATGAGGAAGTTAGAGAATTAAATGGATAAAGAATTAAAAAGAATACAATTTAACTACGACAAAAATAGAAAAAAGAAAATGACAGTGCAGATTCATAATCTAGTTAATTATATTTCTGGCAGTAGAGCAATTGAAACTTTTTGTTCTGAAATAATTCGTATGACTAACAATCCGTATATCAAAGATGATCCAGAAGCGATTCTTTTAAATTTAAAAGATTACTGTAATGAAAGATTAAAGTTTGCAGTTGATGAAAAGACCAAAGCGTATACTGAATTATCTGCTATAAGAAAGATTCTTAATATGAAAGATGATAACTTTAATGAAGAGGAGCTTCCAGGATTTAAACCTCTATGAGACAACCGTATAACGATAATAACTACCTTTTATGGTGGGTAATTGCAGCAACAGTCCTATACTTTCTTATATGAAATTTTATTTGACAATTAATCTGAGCAATCTAGTTTTTAATTATGAATAAAATAAATTAACGAATCAGGAGACAGTAATGAGTGACTATCGAGTAAAAATAACAATTAGGAATGAACGTATCTTAAAGTTAATTGAGGATAAAGGTTACATAAGTGTAAGAAGTTTTGCAGAAAAAAATTATCTGCCTTACCAACAATTAACAGAGTTAGTGGCTGGCAAACTAAAACCTTTTACTGAAAAAGGTACCTTAGTTGGTGTTTGCGCTAAGTTATTAGAAGTTCTTAATGTTACTTTGGAAGATTGTTTTACTGAAAGACAACTACAAGGATTCAATAAAAGATCTTTTGAAATTAAAGTTAAAGAAAAAGATCTTAAACAAATTGTTAATCCAACTAAAAACCAGGAGCAAAAACTTATTGAAGAGCAGGCTAAGATTAAGATTAGAGTTGCAATTGAAAAAGGTTTGAATCCTAGAGAAGCTGCAATATTAAAAATGCGATTCGGTTTTGATGATGGCCATGAGCATACCTTAGAGGAAATTGCTCAAACATTTCATCTATCTAGAGAACGAGTAAGACAAATCATAGGTAAAGCTCAAAGAAAAATGAAACATCCCCAGGTGATGAGTACTATCTTGGGCAGTGGGTTAAAAGAAGCTTTTGACATTGTTGCGCCTAAACATTTAGTTGAACGATCTAAAAATTTTGTAGATTTAATAGAGAAAAAACATGGTTTAATGAGTCCTGAAGAATATTTAGATCAAGTATCTGGATGGAATAATAAAAAATTAAATTAAACTACTCATACAACGCTTATCAAAGGGGTTGGGGTCATTGATCCCATCCCCTTTTTTCTTTACAATAAGTACTTGCAACACAACCTAAAATTTAATATGAATAAATTAACTGGCAAATCCGCAAAGTGTAAAGACTGCAAAGGCCTTGGTTATATTAAGACTACTGCAGGATATTACACTGAGTGTATCATTTGCAATTCATCAGGAACCACGCTCCACGGACCAAACGGCATAACAAAAGAAGCCGAACAAGTATTATTATTTAAAATTGCATTGGATTATATAAATGGCAAAGAAAAAGGATGGTATCACTGATTTAACAAAGCTGTTAGTTACTGCAGCAGGGAAATTTACGCCTAATCAATACAAGAATCTAACCTCGACTATCTTTGCTTTACTCAATGGTGTTAATTATGGATACACGGAACTCGGACCAAGGTTCCTCCAGGATGCACAAGACATTTACGATATTCACAATAAAGAATTAAGAAATACCTCTTTTTTCAAAAACCATAAACCCGATCCATCAAAAGTATCTAACTTTAAAAAGAAAAAAAATAAAAAACAAATTCAAACACACGACAATATAATTAATTTTGAGCATTATAAATTTTGGAGTCCAAAGAATGATGCCTGATAATTATACTAAACGTGAAATGAACGAAGACTTTCAAGATATCAAAGCTCATATCAAAGAAGAGAAACTTCAAGGCGCAGCCATCACAATATTAATTGATGATGTATTAGAACATTACGAGGTCGCCACTCGGTTTAAATATAATAAATCGAAAGGCCATTATCGTGATCTACTCTCCAGACTTGTTAAAACTTATGGGCACTAAAATTACTGCCGATATTATTGCAGATAATCACATAAGTAATGAACAGAAATTATGGCGTCATGTTATTTTAAATGCATTTGAAGATGCAAGAGCTTTAGCAGGAGATCGTAAATCAAGTTTAAATAAGTGTGATGCACATTTTTGGATTGCAGCATCTGATGACTTTGAACAGATCTGTTGGTGGGCCGGATGGGAACCGGATGATGTTCGATTTAGATATTATAAAGCGTTAAAGAATGGTGATATCAAATTTAAAAGACGTCATTTGTTATGGCATGAATATAATAAATTATTTCAAAGACTTAAGGTTGAAGTGGATAAAGATTTAAGACGTGAGCTGAGACGAAATTTAGAAAATAAACGTAGACAAATATCACATGCTGATAACGTATTTGTTGATAGTTTTAAAAAAGATTTATCGATTGAAGTTTAACCCTGTAGCCTAAGGGAGCAATCTATAAACTACAGGGTAAACAAGTTAACTCATGAGAACCCTCCTAAGTTAATAATAAATAGATTATCAAATATTGAAGATGGTGTCAAAGAAAAAAGTCTAGGCCTGGGAAATGAATATAAAAAGCCAGGCCTAGAACTAACAAAGAGGCACAATAATGAAATTATGCGTATCCCATTATTACTGGAGTTGTTCGCTAAAGTCAACTTCTTGTTTTGAGAAAAATAAATTATAGCTGTACTCGTAGTTTTCTTTTTTAAGATATCCGAGTCTAACTAATTCATTTAGATTCATTCTAAAAGATGCAGACGAGCATTGGTAATTAAGGGCCCTAAAGCTCTTATAAATCCTTACTGCTGAAAATGAACTTATTAAATGTTCTCCATTCTCAAAGCTTTCAGGAATTGCTATCATAATTCCTAAATGTCCTGCTGTTAAATGGTGTTTTCTTAAACCATTTCTTTTAGCTGTTTCGCTAAATAATATGAAAAAATTTAATATTTCATTAGCGATTTCTTGTGTATTTTTAGCACTTTTAGTGTACATGTTTGTCCTTTTTATTGGTTGATTTACGGATATCTATGTTAAGGTATCCACTAGTGGCACCTAATCGATAGTTATCATCTATACTGTCCTTTTGTCAGTGGTTCGGTAGCCGTGCATCTTGGTAATTGGTAATATTTTGTAGTTGATAGTGACTGGGATAATGGACCACGGATCACGGGCCACGATTCTGCCACTTTCCCAGTTTTCCCTATACCTACTCCTTAGAAACAAAAAAATAAAAAAATGTTTGTAAGGAGCAAATTTCTGGGAAATTGGGAAAAATGGCTTAGAATAAGAATAATAACGTCCCAAAGTGCTTTTTAAGACTGGGAAAATTCCCAAAGTTTTAGGAAAAATTACAGAGGATGTCATTTGTGCAAAAAAAAATTTAAAAAAATGTTTGTAAGGAGGGGGTATGGGAGAGTGGAATATGATATAACTGGTCAAGATGGCAAAAAGAAAAAACACACTAAAAGCTATAAATGAATTGACGCAAAAACAAAAAGCGTTTGTTGATATATATGTTGAGAATTGGGGTGAGCTTTCCAAAGTAGAAGCAGCCAAAAGAGCAGGTTATAAATCAGTAAAGCCTGAAGGACCTACAGAAATCGCAAGTAGACTCACAGATCCAAATAAAAACCCACACGTAGTTAGATATATGGAAATGAGATACAATCAGGAATTAAAAAAATATTCCGGGGATAAACTTAAGAAGTATAAAAATTTTGAGCGACTTAGTAAAGAAGCTGAGAAGAAAAAACAATTTGGGCATGCTATAAATGCAGAGTATAGAAGTGGCCAGATGGCAGGATTTTTTATAGATAAAAAAGAAGTAACCCATGTGGGATTGGAGGGTATGAGTCGTGAGGAACTTGAAAAAAGATTATCTGAACTCGAAGGTAAAATCGGAGAGGCCAAAGATATTATTGACGTCACGCCAGAAAAAACTCTTGAATAGCGGTGGGTTTATGCAAGTATTCAATGAAGTTCATAACCAACATTTGAATACTTCAATTGGTATAGTTAGTGTTTTAACAAAGGATGGAAAGTAAAATGCCAAATCTTGAGAATACATACCGAGATTTTTTTCCAAATCTTGAGAATACATACCGAGATTTTTTTGCAAACCTTGAGAACAAATACCGAGATTTTTATGAAAATTAAAAAACGAAATAATAAAAAAATTACAATTCCTAAAAAAGTAAATAGTGAAATAGAAAAATATCCAATGGTTTCTGTTGAGTGGTATGATATAGTTAGTGATAGCTCATGGACTAGTTTTGAAAATTTAAAAAATAGTGAGCTTGCAACCTGTATTACAAAAGGTCATTTATTCTCTCAATCTAAAGGTATAACCAGAATTTTTGGAGATTATTCTTTTAGTGAAGATAAAAAGAAAATTGAGAATATAGGTAATACAACCATAATTCCTAATTCTGTAATAAAAGAAATTAAAAAAATTTAGTATCTTGTAATATTTTTTTATGGGTTTATTTTAATAATCCATGAACGAATTTATTGCATTTATTTTAAGATTTATAATATTTTTTCCTGCACTATTTCTAATAATATTGATTTTATTGGGTTATTTTACATAAAAATAAAGTTTGACAAATTTTATTTTATATCTTATTCTCATGGGATATTAACAATTTAACAAAAAGAGGTATAAAATGGGTTTTGACTTATATGGATTAAATCCACAAACAACAATTAAAAGACCAGAAAGACCAGATAACTTACATGACGAAAATTTTTCTCAAGAAGAGAGAGAAAAATATTTTGAAGAAATGGACAAATACGAAAGTCAAAGTGGCACTTACTTTAGGAACAATGTTTGGTGGTGGCGACCACTTGCCGATTATGTAATTAGATTTACAAAAGTCGTAAGTGAAAAAGACGCTGAAAGATGGCACTTCAACGATAATCACGAAGTTAATGACCAAGACGCTAAAATGATTGCGCAACAATTAGAGCATTTAATTAGCACTGGTCATACTAAAAAATATGCTAAAGAGTTTGAGCTTTTAAGAAAAAAAGCAGAAAAGAAAAATGAAATTGTTGAAAAAGAGCTACAAGCCTTTAGTGAAAGTGTTAAGAAAAAATACAACCAACCTGGTTGGGCGCCAATAGATTTTCCGAAAAAAGAAAAGCAACAGTGGGATAGAATACTACAAAAAAGAAATAGTATGGGTAATTATCCTTTTAATTTAGAAAATGTGAAAGAGTTTGCAACTTTTTGTAAATTTTCTGGTGGCTTTACTATCGGATAAAAGAATTTTTTAGTTGTTTTTAATTGGTATTACCGAGACAACAAAGCGTATATAGGTGTTATAGAAATATAAACTTTGGGTTTACGCTACCAAAAAATAAAAATAACTTTGTGGTGCGTTCTTGACTAAAAGGTTGAATACAATAATTGCATCAAGTTCAACCCACTACAATTTAAACTAACAAAGAAAAAAATGGAGCAATAAATGAAACCAATAAGAAAAGATGAGTTAGAATTCTGGAATAATTTTACTAATGATGAATTCTACGAAAAACAAAGATCAGTTGATACTGAAATAACACAAGAAGCACAAACTTTGGCAGATAAAAGAAAAGATAATTTTGTTAAAGAGTGTGGCTTACACAAAGAGCTTGAAGCTCTTAAAAAAGAGCATAAGGCTTATGAAGACTTTGTGGATAATAAAGCAGTTATGGAAAATAAATTAAAACATGCTTGGGAAAAGGCAAGTGAGCAGTTTAAATCTAAAGTACAAAGATTAAGTAAAGCTCGTAATTGGGAAGATATGTATATGGGTGATAATGGTACTGTAAATCCTGCTACTGCTGAAAGTAAGTTAAATGACGCTTGCTACCAAGAAGCTAAAAACCATGTTAAGAAAAATCATAAAGTCTATAATTCTTTAGATAAAGTTAGAAAAAGATGTAGAATGATTATACATACTGGCGCACATATAAATAGCGTGGTTAGTTCTTTGAAAAAAGAAATGTCTAAAGCTGAAATAGTTTTGGAAGTTCCACAAACTTTATTGGAGTTGCCGAGCAAATAGAATTGGTACTAGGCCAATAGGTAAGTTAGCAACCTGTATTGAGATAAATACTAGTTATTAATTTGATCTCAAGCTAAAGTCCTACAAAGCCCTTAACAATGCGCGAGAGTGCAGTTGAGGGCTTTTTATTTATATGTTATTGACCTAATAACATTATGAAAAAATCAGAAAGTTTATTGTGGCAACGCATAAAAAATTTAAAGTTAAAAGGTCAAATTTTTCGTATAGAAAGCCCAACAATTAATGGAATACCAGATGTTTATTGGTTGATAAACAACAAAAGTATTTGGATTGAGTTGAAGTCTAATAATGTCAAGAATTTAGGTTTGTCTAAGTACCAAATCAACTGGCATTTGACACATTTTAAAAATGGTGGCGTGTCTTTTATCTTGCGAGAGGCACTCTCGCAGTCAAGCTCTTCAGAATATCAAATTTTCGTGATCCGAGATCCGAGACGCGTGATTCCTGTTGCAAATTTCAAAAATTTAGAAGACGCAATCAAAAAAATCCAAGCGTAAAAAACCAAGTCCCACGCCTCACGAGACTTTGACACGCGCCAAGCATAGCTTGGCGCGTATTTCTTGAGATTGATACCAGAATAATTTTTCTTTTTATTAGTATTAGTATGCGCGTAAATCTTGCGATCAATAACCAAAATTTTTTCATATATGTTAGTATTAGTGCGCAGGTAAATCTTGAGATCAATACCGAGATTTTTCCTAATACTGTTAGTATTAGATTTCATTGGACCGGAATAAATAAAGAATAAAAAAATTTAAAAAAAAATAAAAATAATAGTTGACAGCTGCAGCCATCTTATATAAATGGGATATCAAGGCAGTAGTTTACTATGTCAGGACCGTTAAGGAGTTGTAAACCTAAGCTATTAAATCCAGGGCCCTGAATGAGAGTTGAGGCTGCCGCAACTAACAAAGGAGCAAAAAAAAATGATAATGTTTAAAGATCTAAAAAAAGGGCAGGAAATAAAAAGCAGCCAATTGCACCCAGTCATCTTATGCAGTGGAAAGCTTCTCGAGTCACCAAAGCAAGGCAAAGGATTAAAAAAAACTATTTTAATTTTTTCTAAGGGCTCGGAATTTGGGCTAGTTGATGAGGCGGGCAGTGTTTATAGTAATCAAATAAAATTAGCTAAGGTTAACGGTAACTGGGAGGATGTAGCTTATGCCCCTGCTTAATTATTACAGCCAAACCAAAATGGCAAAGGGTGAAGCATTCGGATATAAAACAGCGATCTTGCATCTAGCGCCATATGATCTAAGTGGTAAGAATGTTTGTCCAAAGGCAACCAAAGGGCCAGGAGGATGCATTGCGCCATGTTTGAATACTTCTGGACGGGGCCAGATGGGCTCAGTACAGAGGGCCAGAGTCAATAAAACGAATTACTTCTGGACCAATAAAAACGGTTTTCTTTGGGAGCTATCGAAGGAGATCGAGCAGCTAAAAAAGCGGGCTAGATCTCAGGGCTATAAATTCGCTTGTAGGCTCAATGGGACTTCGGACCTACCCTGGCATCGAATGAAAGTCGATGGAGGCAGCACACTTATGGAGCTGCATCCGGATGTAAAATTCTACGAATACACTAAAGTCTTAAATTATCTTGATCATGATTTTGAGAATTTACATTTTACATTTAGTGATTCAGGACGGAATGAATCGGATCAACTAGCAGCAATGGAGAAGGGCGCAAACGTTGCTGTAGTATTCAAGGATAAGTTACCCAGAACCTGGATGGACAGACGTGTTATAAATGGAGATAAACACGACTTAAGATTTAAAGACCCTTCGGGCGTGGTTGTGGGTTTGGTTGCAAAGGGACTCGGGCGGAAGGTGACAACGAATAGTTTTATCAAGGTTGCTTCATGAGTCGCAAACCAACCAGGACAGAGAAGGCTGCAGCGATGGGGATCCGATTCGCTCTATTCTATCCCTTCACCTTTGTTTTTATATTCTGTCTATTAATGCTAATTTAGAATTGTTCCAAACTAGGCCAGGCGTACAACCTGGCCTAGAAAAAAAATTAATTTTTTATTTGACAACTATTTAAATATCTTATATTGATGGGATGTGTTAAACATAAAACAACAAACTAACAAGGAGGTTAATTTATGACAGCACAACAAAAAACAAAAAACAGCCAGGCGATTTCACCAATTGAAAACAGTAAACTTTTTCAAGCGTGTGAAATTAATGACACACGTAAATCTTATAATAGATTATGGGTTAACGTTAAGGAGGAAGCCCTGGAGATTGTAGACCGAATGGGCGGATCTATAATAAATAAATATAAAAATAAATCTTATTATATTGAAGCGGTTAGGAAAAATACTAAGCGTTTTGATGTGAAAGCTTTCCAGGAGAAGCACCCGCATCTGTATAATAAATTTATAGTAGATGGGGAGGCTGTAGAGTTAAAAACAAAGATAGTTAAATAAACATAAAACAACCCAGGCGTGTACACGCCTGGGTTGAATAAAAATAAAAAAAAATTAATTTATTAGTTGACTATCTTATTTAGATGGGATATAAATAAAACATGTTTAATTTAACAACTAACAAAGGGGAAAACATGAAAACAAAAGAAATAAAAAACTACAAAATGAATGACAGCGTTTATAAGTTAAGACGTAAAGTTATAAACATTTTATATGAAGCGCGTGACAGAGGCATTAACTTACCGCGTGTAAATGTTCGAATCGGTGAATCTGCTCATGAATATAAAAACGTTTTAGGCGTGGGCGGAGGTCATAACATCTGGATCACTGAAAAAGCAATAGACAGAGGTTATCAGTACTTATTACATGTAGTACTACATGAACTAGGTCACTCTGTTTATAACTTACCTCATGATAAAAAATGTAAGTTAATGGCGCCTACATTAAGTAAACCGTGTGAGGTTGAACAAGCGTGGCAAATCTTTAAGCGTTATGATTATAATAACTTTATAATTAACGTTAAGAACTCTATTAAAAGAATAGGCGCGCAATAGTTTCCCCTGCCCAGGCCTAACGGCCTGGGCTACCCGTAGAGGTACCAATCAAAAACCAAAAACGAAAAGTTTTTATTTTTTATTTTTTTAGGATTTTTTTTTAAACATTCTTAATAATTAGCTTTAGGTTTGTAGCATACATAGAAGTAGTACCTGGCTGTAGAATACAGGGGTTTATTTTTAGGGGACCCGGGTGTATATTGAATCTAGATGACTAAAGCAGAATTATTGACCACCGATCAATTACGAGAGAGGCTCGAAAAAGTGTGGCTTCAACATATAAAATTATGTCAGGATAACTTCTTATATTTTGTAAAGAATGTTTGGCCAGACTTCATATGCCGTACTGATAAAGATCCTGATAAGTGGGGCCATCATCAACATATTGCTCATGAGTTTACAAAAATATCTAAAAACAAAAAAGGAAGGCTCATTGTAAATATGCCTCCTAGGCATACTAAATCTGAATTTGCTTCAATCTATTTTCCTGCTTGGATGATAGGGAAGTTTCCTAAGATGAAAATTATGCAGGTGTCACACAACGCAGAACTTTCTGGAAGGTTCGGTGCAAAGGTAAGAAATTTAATTGACAGTGCAGAGTATAAACAAATCTTTGGAGATGTTAGACTACGAGAAGATAGTAAAGCTAAGGGACGTTGGGAGACCAATCAAGGTGGGGAATACTTTGCAGCGGGGGTAGGCGGTTCAATCACTGGACGAGGGGCGGACTTACTTATTATCGATGACCCACATACTGAACAAGACTCAATGTCTGATTCAGCAATGGAGAGAACTTTTGACTGGTACTTGTCTGGACCAAGACAACGTTTACAACCAGGAGGCTCAATTGTTCTTGTAATGACAAGATGGGCTCAAGATGATTTAACAGGTCGATTAATAAAATCACAAAATGAACCTAAGGCAGATAAGTGGGAAACAATTTCTTTCCCAGCCATTTTAGGCGAGGGTGAAGATTCGAGACCCGTTTGGCCTGAGTATTGGTCTCTAGAGGAACTGGAAAAGGTTAAAGCGTCTATATCCATTAGAAACTGGTCTGCGCAGTATATGCAAAATCCAACTTCAGAAGAAGGTGCGATTTTAAAACGAGAATGGTGGCAACCATGGACAGGGGACTTTCCAATTTTAAAACATGTTATTCAAAGTTATGATACAGCGTTCAGTAAAAAAGAAACTGCCGACTATTCAGCTATTACTACGTGGGGAATATTCACGCCTCACGAATCAGGGCCAGATGCAATTATGTTACTCGATGCGATTAAAGGTAAATATGATTTTCCAGAATTAAAAATGGTAGCGCTTGATCAATATAAATACTGGAATCCAGAGACCGTGATCATTGAGGCGAAAGCCAGTGGTCAAAGTTTATTACAAGAATTTAGAAGAATGGGGATACCGGTGATGGATTACACACCAGGACGAGGCCAGGACAAACACTCACGGGTCAACGCCACTGCACCTATTTTCGAAAGTGGGCAAGTGTATTATCCTCGAGACGAACATTGGGCTCAAGAAGTTATTGAGGAATGTGCAGCATTCCCTCATGGCGAACATGACGATTATGTAGACAGTACGACACAAGCTATGTTAAGATATCGGCAAGGTTCTTTTATAACTACTTATGCTGACGAGGATGAGATGGAAAGTTATAGGGAACGTAAATACGTATATTATTAGGAGATTAAGACATGTCAAAAAAATCAAGAAGACGAAATAAGATACTAGCGGCTGTGGCTCTAGGTATCGGTGCATCTAAATTAGGGATGTTAGGTGGCAAAACTGCTACTGGTATTGCAGGAGATAAAATGGCTTCAGCTAGAAAAGCAATGACTTCAGATGTAGCTATGAGAGGTAAAACTCCAAAATTACCAATTGCTAAACCAGATATAGTTAAAAAAGTTCCAGGTAAAATTGTAGAGAAAGATGTTTTACAAAGTGGGCCTTTTAAAATGTTTGGTGTTAAAACAGATAATAAATTTTCACAATCTAGTATTGATAAATTTAAAGCAGCAAACAAAGCAGCAGACGAAAGAAGAAAAAATATGGGTTTTGGTATGAAAAAAGTTTCAGAAGGACCATCATTATTTGGTTTTAGATTCGAAAAACCCTTGTTTAAATCTGGTGGATCTGTTATGGCTAAATGCAAATTAGGTAGAAATAAGAAAACTAAAATTTATTAATGGCTGAAATCGATAAAGCAATTGAGACGGAGCTTGAGACTCCTGAGACAGAAGAAGTAGATATCGAGTTAGAAGAAACGACTGAAGACGGTCCAGTAAAACTGGATGACGCTATGTCTGAACAAGAAGACTTCTACAAGAATCTTGCGGAAGATATGTCTGATGATGTTCTACAAAGAATGTCGAATGAATTGCTTGACGATTATAAAAAGGATAGAATCTCACGTAAGGATTGGGAAACATCTTATACCAATAATTTAGATCTCCTAGGTATTAAGCATACAGAGATGACGAGACCGTTCAAAGGTTCGGCATCCGTGACCCATCCACTTTTATCAGAAGCTGTTACACAATTCCAAGCACAAGCCTATAAAGAATTACTCCCGTCTCAAGGACCTGTAAGAACTAGAGTTCTTGGAATGGAAGATTCTCAAAAGATAGATCAAGCACAAAGAGTTCAAGACTTTATGAACTACATGATCACTGAAGAGATGGAAGAGTATACTCCAGAGTTTGATCAGTTATTATTTTATTTAGCGCTTGCAGGCTCTGCATTCAAAAAAGTTTACTATGATGAAGTGATGCAAAGAGCAGTATCTAAATTTATACCTGCAGAAGATTTAGTTGTACCGTATTATGCAACCGACTTAATGGATTGTGAAAGAATTACTCATGTATTGAAAATGGGTGAGAATGAAATTCTTAAAAAACAACAAGCAGGATTTTATAGAGATGTTGAATTAAAACCGACTTCTAAAGGACCATCAGAAATAGAAAAGAAATATCAAGAATTAGAAGGAGTAACGCCTTCAACAGATAAACAATATTCTTATCAAATATTAGAAATGCATGTCGATTTAAATTTAGAAGAATTTGAAATGCAAAATTCAGAAAAACAAGTCAAAATTCCATATATTGTAACGATTGATGAAGGAAGTGGAGAAGTTTTATCTATCTATCGTAACTACGATATGATGGATGAGACCAAAAAAAGAAAAGAATATTTTGTACATTTTAAATTTTTACCAGGATTAGGTTTTTATGGCTTTGGTTTAACTCACATGATTGGTGGATTAAGCAGAACAGCTACACAATCTTTAAGACAATTACTTGATGCAGGAACATTATCAAATTTACCTGCAGGATTTAAGTCTAGAGGTATAAGAATTAGAGATGATGATCAACCATTTCAGCCAGGAGAGTTCAGAGATGTCGATGCACCTGGTGGAAATATCAAAGATCAGTTCCAAATTTTACCATTTAAAGAACCATCAGCTACATTATACCAATTAATGGGCTTTGTTGTACAAGCAGGACAGAAATTTGCAGCGATTACCAACATGGATACCGGTAATGACATGCAAAATAGAGCTGTGGGTACGACTGTTTCGCTATTAGAACGTGGTTCGAGAGTCATGAGTGCTATTCACAAGCGATGTTACTACTCAATGAGAAGAGAATTTAGACTTTTAGCCAAAGTTTTTGGCACATACTTACCACCAATCTACCCGTATTCAGTATATGGTGCAGATCAAGCAGTAAAACAAACTGATTTTGACGATAGAGTTGATGTAATTCCAGTTGCAGACCCAAATATCATGAGTATGGCGCAAAGAGTGACGTTGGCTAATGAGAATTTGAAGATTGCAATGTCAAATCCGATGATGCACAACTTAAGAGAAGCATATCGAAGAGTATATGAAGCATTGGGGACTCAAGATATTGATCAATTGCTAATTCCACAAGAAAGACCAATGCCAAAAGACCCTGCAACCGAGAATATGGAAGCGATTATGCAAAAACCACTAAAAGCTTTCCCAACTCAAGACCATCAAGCACATATTGCAGCGCATAGAGCATTTATGTCTACACGAATGGTGCAGATTAACCCACAAGTTTATGCAGCACTACAATCTCACATCTCTGAGCACGTTTCTATGTTAGCTCAAGGTGAAGTAGGTGCTCAAATACAAAATGATCCTATGATGCAACAAATGTTACAGTCTGATCCTGAAGGAGCAGAGATAAAAATAGCATCTATGATAGCAAACAGAGTTGCTCAATTAACAATGGAGCTTGCACAATCTGAAGCTATGGGTCAACAACAAGATCCACTAGTTGCATTGAAACAAAGAGAACTAGATTTAAGAGCAATGGATTTACAACGTAAGTCTGAAGAGAGTATGATGAATATGGAAATAAAAGAAAATGAAATTGAAGAGAAATTAGATTTAGAGAAGATGAAATTAGAAAACAATGAAGACCAAGCAGCTGAAAGAATTAGAGTTGCTGAAGAAAAACTAGAAATAGCAAGAGCTAAAAATAGAGGAGCTAAAAAATAATGCCACTTACTGCTAAAGGTAAAAAATTAAAGAAAAAATTTAAAGAACAATATGGCAAGAAAAAGGGTGAGCAAGTTTTTTATGCCATGGAGAATTCTGGTAAGCTTAAAAAAGTAATTAAGCGTGTAGGCGGTGGTGCCGATATGGGTAAAGATAAAGGAACAGAAACAGGAAGGCCTGGTAGAAGTGATAGAGACATTGCAAATAGAATGGCACAAACTAAACAAGCAGCCATAAATAAAAATAAAAGTTTTAAAGACACTGGAAATAAACAAGTAACTACTAATAAACCAAAAACTATTACACAAACTTTATTTACTCCAACTCCGTTCATGACTGTAAATCTTTTAAAGAATTTAGTTGTGGATCCATTAGATACAAAAATTAAAACTCAAAAAGCTAAAGGAGAAACTTTATTTGGTAAACCTACAGGTTTACCTGCAACAAGAGATTACTATAAAACTACAGGAAAAACTTTAGATGTTAAGAGTCCTGAAGGAAAAAACTATATGAAAGATGCAGGTTTAATAAAACCTGTTCAACCCCCAAAGGTAGATACGAAAGGTGGTTTAAATTTATGTCCTGACGGAAGTTTACCCCCTTGTGTTAAACCTGCCGTAACAAAGGCTCCAACAACTACGGGGTCTTCTTCAAGTAGTTCAAGTTTTTTAAAAGATTTTATTTTTTATCCGTTAAAAAGTGGTGGAGTATCTTCGGGTCCCCCACCTAAAAGAGGACCTAATCCACAAGTACCTCCAGTAAAACTTTCTAGAGGGGGTGGAGCTGCAATAAGAGGAACAAAATTTAAAGGAGTATTTTAATGTTTCCTTGGAGTTTAATTGGTACAGCATTAAAGACTGGTGCAGAGATTTATAAGAATAAAAAGAAATCTGAAATCATTATGTCTGAAGCACAAATCGTCCATGCTGAAAAGATGAAACGAGGAGAGATTGAGTACACCGGTCAGATTGCTAAAAATCAAAAAGGAGACTGGAAGGACGAATTTATTTTATTAGTGCTCTCAAGTCCTTTGTTTTTGCTTGCATATTCTGTTTTTGCAGAAGATGAAGAGATTGGTCAAAAATTAGATTTATATTTTGAAAAATTACAAACAATGCCGTGGTGGATAATTTCACTTTGGGTAGCCGTAGTGGGAGCTGTGTACGGAATTAAGGCTACTGAACTAAAACATCTAGGTGGTAAAAAATAATGTTTAAGTGGATCAAAAATTTATTTATTAGAAAACCTAAAAAAGATCCTCATTTAGAATTATATGAAGATATAGATTATTCTAAATTAACCAAAGGTGACCTTAAAAAATTAAAAGCAGGTGGTAAAATAAAATCTATTTACAAACCATACATTTAATTGTAGAAACCTTCTATGGTTAATAAAGTATATTACGCAAACGCAGTTTACGATCAAAAAGAAATAAAAGCAGTCAATAAAGTTTTAAAAAATCATTTAACTTTGATGGATGGTCCGTTGGTTAAAGAATTTGAAACTAAAGTAGCAAAAATTTTTGGAAAAAAATATGGTGTGATGGTTAACTCTGGTTCATCCGCTAACCTAATCGCACTAGCATCGTTAGATTTACCAAAAGGTGGTGAAGTTATTACACCGGCATTAACGTTTGCAACAACGGTTGCACCTATTTATCAGTGTGGATTAATACCTCATTTTGTAGATGTTGAGCATGCTGAATTTATTTGTAATCTACAACATATTGCAACTGCTTTAACCAGCAAAACAGTCGCAATTATGGTTCCGAACTTATTAGGAAATGTTTGTAATTGGGAAAGAATTTATGATTTTGCAAAACAACATAGATTAAAAGTTATTGAAGACTGTGCAGATACAATTGGATATAAGTATTATGACAGTAAAGATGGTACAACAGGTAAATACAATGATTTAGTGACTACAAGTTTTTATGCGTCACATATTATAACTGCTGCAGGTTTAGGTGGTATGGTTTGTACCAATGATAAAAAATTAGTTGGAAAATTAAAATTACTTAGAGGTTGGGGACGATCATCAGCTGTATTTAATGAATCAGAAGCAATAGAAAGAAGATTCAATACTAAAGTT